CGGCTTGGCAAGAAGCATTAGACTCATTGGATACAGCTATGACGAAGCTGACGACGCTCAAAAGGCGTACGCTCAAGAAAAGATAACCCGCGGCGTCAAGCATATTGCCGATTTATGGGAGGTTCTGATTGAGTCTAAGTAGGCTGATTTGCTTTTGTTTGGGGTACGTAATCGCTAAATACTTCGGAGGATAACACAATGCATTGGTTTTACAAGGGTTTGATGGCCGTTGGCATGATTGGCGGCGCGCTTGTTACTGGCGGCATCGTTCCTGCCGCGTATGGAGTCGTGGCTGCTGCTGTAACTGGCGCGGCTGCTCTGTTCCATGAGGCGCCCAAGGCTAAGTAGTAGCATAGGTGCTATTCCTGAGCCGATAGACAACGACAGAGATACAGAGCCTAACTTATTCGGCAAAAGCGCCGAATCTTTCGAGGCACCGGCGGGTGATTCCACGGTGCCTCGATGCTTTTTGTGCGGTCGTAGCAGCTGGGACAGGGATGACGCATTCGAGGCTGGCATAGCCTATGCCCTGACGCAGGTACATGGGCTGCTGCAGACGCGGCTAGAGCCAGGGATAGCGCAGGCCCTAGCTGACTGGATGCGGAGTCAGATTATGTAGAGCGCCCGCTGCAGTCCGGGCAGGGCCGCGTTTGCGGCGGCATCCCTCGAAAGTCACCGTCGCCAGTATCGATGGCGCCGCTCCCGCCGCACGTCGGGCACGTCGTAGGAGCCGGCTCCGGCAAGTCCTCCAGGTGTCGGGCGACGCGGCCGGCGAGGGGGCGGGCGGACTCCGCGCCAACCGGCCACTTGCTTGTCATCTCAGCCACCCGCCGCCGCGTGTCCTGCGATGCTTGCGTGACCGGTCCTTCGCCCAGCCGTTCCAGCGCCTCCCTCATACGGGAGACGTCGGCGCGGGCCGCGTCCAGCGTGTTTCGCGTGCCGCGCAGTTCTGAATCGAGCCTGGCAACCCTCGCGTTCGCCGCCTCCAGCTCGGCACGGGTACGCCACAACTCTTTTTCGGCCTGCTGGAGTGCGCCTTCAAGCGCCTGGGCGTCGGCGCCATCAAGCGGCATCTTCGCGCGGGCTGCGCTGCGGACGGAAGGCGGTCGTTCGTCGCTCATGGTGTTCGGTCTCCCCACGACTTCACCAGCGCAGCAATCTGCTTGATTTGCTCCATGGTGAACCTCCATGAGCCGTCTGTGATTTTCTCCCATGCCCTCTCCCTCGCTTCCGCCGCGGCCGTTTCGGCGTGGTACGCCTCGCACTCGTCGGCGCCGCTCTTGGTGACGTACGCTCGGTCGCACTCGCCGCAAACATATCGCTGCACGCGCTTGCTCATGGTCGGTCTCCTCTACGGGTGCGGCGGGCGACGGGAACCAGCCCGCCTGACCATTGGTAACTCCCTCCCCACGCCAGGTCGTACGCATGGCGCCCCTTGTGCCCTCGTTCGCGCTCGCACTGGATGCCCAGCTTGTCGCGAACGTTGCAGAACACGAAGCGCCCGCTCACCGGTCTCCCCCAGGGTTACGAGCGAGCAGGGCGTTCGCGCGGCACTCCCAGCACTTGCCGCACTTCTCGTTGTTCATCCAGTTCACGCACGGGTAGCCGATGTTGGACGCCCCCTCCCGCAGCAGGTCCACCGCTTCCCGTAGCTCTGCGGCGTGCTGCTCGCGAACGTTGCCCAGGAAGGTCGTCAGCGCGTCGACGGCAGTTGCTTTCGCTTTTCCGTCGAGGAGATGCCAGATTCGCACGGCCACCTCGGAGTCGCTCATGGTCGGTTCCTCCTGTCTGCTTCGAGGCGGGCCTGGATGGCGTCGAGCGTGTCCGCAATTAGTTGCTGAATCTTGACTACGGGCTGCTCTGCTGACAGCGACAGCAGGCTCCAAAGAAGCTGCCTTGCGTGCTCGTCGTCCCTCAGCCTCGCCGTCCTCTCAGGGGAGCGGCGCCAGGATTCGAGAGCGGCGTTCACGAGGCACAGGTCACATTTGCCACACGGCTGCGGCCGCGGCGTCTCGTCCTCGTCCTCATGCACAATCCAGTAGTCCACGACGGCGCAGCGACCTTTGAACCGCTCCAGCGCCTCCACCAGCACACCAGGGTCCCCACCAGGGGAGGGGCTGGGGAGGCTGCGGATGCGGCAGATTCTTTCGGCCGCCTTCTTGACCGCCGGTTCGATGTGTCGCGAGTAGGTGTCTTCGTCGTACTGCAAGACGTCGTCGATGGCATCGCGCACGTACGCCTCGATGTCGTGGCGGTCCAGGACGTCGGCCTCGTCGCTCATCTCGGTCCTTTCGTCTGTGTCGGGCCCGGGGTGGGCGGGGGGTGTTGCTGGGATGTCGGCGTCGAGGCGGGCGAGCAGTTCGAGCATGCCGCCCGTCCTGTCGTAAATCTCTTGGCCATGCCGCGTTTGCAGGTCGCAGAAGCGGCGATGGTTCAATGCGCGTTCCTCCTCCCCCTCCAGCCGGTCAGCGACGACACGGAGGGCGGTGGCGGCGCGAATGGAATTGTCCGCCTGGCCGCGACCCCATTCATCGGCCCATGCGTCGAGTTCCCGCGCTGCCATTCGTAGCGCCTCCCGCGCAGTCACGTCCCGCTCCCTGCGCGCCGACCCCTGTAGTTCAGGGCGTACCTCGCCTGGCAGTACCAGCAGCCGCGGACAGGATTGGGCACGTCGCCCTGATAGTCGGTTCCATCGCCGCGACAGGGACACCGACGGGGCTCGTTGCCGTTCTTGTCGATGCAGTCGCACCGGAAGTCGTCCATTACGTCACGGGCAAGCTGACGCAGTAGCCGGGCTTTCCGGCGGCTCACGTCCCGCTCCCTGCGTCACTCCATTCCATACCATCAGTCAGTGTATCAAACTGCGCCGCAATGCCAAGCATGAACGGCGTAACCGATATCCAGCCGTAGCTATTATCCTCGAGCAGCTTCGCCCTAAGCGCCTCAGCTATAAAGGCGTTAGCAGTGCGCAGGTCCACGCCATGCTGCCGCAGCACCCAGCCAAGGCGGCTGCGGCGGGTCGCGCCGTAGTAACAGGCTCTGACGGATGCTTCGAGACAGGCCTTTGTCTGTTCCTTAGTCATGTCTAGCCTCCTGTAGATACGTAGCATACTGCTCGAGATAGTCCACAACTGATTTTGCTAATTCTAGCGTTAGCCCGCGCCGCATAAACTGACTATTGCAGCGAAAGCAAGCCAATCCGCGCACATAGCGCCGCCGCTGGTCAGGCGGCAATTTCTTCCATCCCTTAACGTGTTCATGGTCTATATGCAGCCTGCCAGACGGCGGCAGCTTTCCGCAAACACCGCACACAAAGTACTGCAGCGAGGCAAGATTATGCCAATGGACTTCGGTCATGCCATACTTAGTCAAGGTCTTAGCAGACGGCTTCTTAAGCAATTCTCACCACCCCTGCCAGCTGGCTGATTTTCCTGTCGCTGCGGTTATAGACACCGTCACCGTCACGGCTACCGCCGCCGTTAGTATTGGCCTCGATAGTAACCAAGTCGCCGTAATCGTCCATCCCCACAATCAGGAAGGCATGGCCGAGGCCTTTGCCATGGTCTACGATACCGACACACGGCAGCGTTTCCGGCGTCACCTCAGACGGCGCCAGCGCGTGCCCAGTCTTCTTGGCATACTCGAGGAATCGCATACAGCTAGGGCTAAACAGAATCTCGTGTGTAACTCCCAGTTCCGCGCAGGCCTCCTTAATCCATGTGCAGACAGCTGCAATGCAGTAGGGCTGTCCCTTCTTGATTCCTACAGTGGCTTGGTACTGTTCAATCCGCTTGCCAGCATTCTTGCCTTTCTCGCGGATGCCGATGTCACGGGCTGCGCGTTCGACTGTCTTCCTGGCCAGTTCAGAAGCTTCCACTACCAGTTTCCCATAACCGTAAACGGCACCAGTAAGTGCTTGCCGTCTGCCATCTTGGTAACCCTAAGAAGCAAACTCCTGCCGTCTGTAAAATGTAGTTCGAGTTCCTTGGGCGTGAACTTAGTCGACTTAATCTTGAGCCCCTTAAGCTCGTCACTAAACAGATAGTCTTCGTTAGCGGCTTTCATGTGGTCTCCTTGTTAACCTCATCCAGTACCATCCAAGGCGTAGAACAGAACTTGACCAGACCTGCGCGGTCGTCAGGCATTAGCCCGTGACTGACCATGTTGTCGAACAAGTCAATCAGCGGATTGTAAAAGCCGTCTTTGTTAAATATTACAATCGGCTTCGGCGGCATGTAGCCAAGCTTCGTCAGCGTCAAGACCTCGAACAGCTCGTCCATACTTCCGTAGCTGCCAGGGAGGCAAATAAAGGCGTCTGACTTGTCCCAGAAATGCGACTTTCTCTCTGCCATCGTATCCGCTACCAGCATCTCAATGGACTTGTCATAGTGGTTAAGCTCATACACCTTCCGCGGCAGGACACCAGTAATCTTGCCGCCGGCTTCTACGGTAGCCTTGCAGACAGCTCCCATAACACCTTTGCTCGAACCGCCGTAGATAAGGTCCCAGCCAGTCTTGACCAGCTCTGTCGCAATCCAGGCACAGTCGTTAAACAGGTAGTCTTTGCCCCTGGCGCCGGCAAAGATGCAGACGGTCTTAGACATTCTTTTGCTCCACTGCAATCTTTACGGCGCTAACTGCGGCGTTAAACATCGTATCCGCCGCCTCGTCATCCGTCTTATTTGCCAGGTCAGACAGCGGCACCAGAACTACCCCGTACCATTCACTGCGAGCGGTAATCTTTACGTATTCTCTGGTATTATCGACATTGACGCTGACAGAGACGCCGTCAGCGATGTCATTGAATGCTTCTTGCAGCTTCCTAGCAACCTTCATTCTCATGAATACCTCCGTTTCAAGAAGTCCAAGCTGACAAACATCGGGTCAAATGTGCCGTTCTTGACCTCATTAAGTACCCAGATGCCACGCTTGGTATTCTGGCCCTGTGGAGTCAGATACGGCTCGTCATGCAAGTAGCAGATGCCGGCAAACAGAGCCACGAACTGCGTCGTGTTATGAACAGCCAGGTCAATACGCTGGACATGGCCCATTACCGCGCTGGCTTGGCGCTGTCTAAGTAACGCAGCAGCTGAGGAAACCGGGCGGCCCATGGCGCCGCTGACAAAATAGTGGCTGTACTGTATCCCATCGATTTGAGCCACAGCAAGGAATGGATGGACTTGCCAGCCTTGCGGCCCATAATGAAGGTCACTGATTTTGAGGGTCCCGATAAACTTCGCATTAGCACTAGCCTCCCTGCTGATTCTATCCTCATGGTTACCGAGGGTCAAGTGTAACTCAGGCTTCCAGCGCCGCAGCCGTCTCTGCTCCTGCTTAATCGGCGCCATGAGCAGTTGCATAGCATCTTGAGTAGCCGCTACGTCGTTCGCATACCGCTTGCCCTCTGCCGATGCCTTGCCGATATCGTAGCCGCTAAGGCTAGGCATATCAGCAAAATCACCGAGGTTGACAATGACGTCAGGACGCTTGGCTGCGATGTAATTACCGACCCAGCCAAGGTGACTGTAGTCGACGTCAGGCCGTACCTGGCAATCCGGTATGACGATGTGTTTACGCGGCTTCATTACAGGTCCTTAAGAAGGTACAGGGCAATCCTCACAAACAGCGCCCAGGTCAAGCCAGCGATAAGTACGTCGCCAAAGCCACTATTTAACCATCGCTTCAAGCTCATCTTTAGTCCCTCCAGCGGCAAAGTAATCGGTTACGTCTTTCACTGGTTTACCGTTAAGCTCAGACGGCAGCAGGATAAAGCCTACTTCTTGTTTGGCGGCCCGAGCATCAGCAAAGACACGCCGCATAAGCTGCTTACCAGGGTCGTCCAGGTCAGGAATGACCACAATCCGCAGATGTCTAATAGGGCTAAGCAGTTCACTGCGATAGCTGAGAGCGCCGCCAGCGTGAGTAGTAGCCAGAAGGCCTTTCGACTCCGCTGTTTCAACATCTTTCTCGCCCTCCACATAGTAGACGGTCGTTCCCGCCGGCTTAGCTGCAATATCGGGTAAACGGTAGAGCACTCTCCGCACACCACACATATCCCAGAGCCACTTTCCCGGGTTATCCTCATCGGGCCGCCGCAGCCGAAATGTCTTAGGCTCGTATCTGCAGGACTGGTAGAGTAAGACTCCTTTTTCATCATAGTAGTCATACACCTTTACGGGTTTGGGGCTCATTGGTGCTTTCTCCGCCTCTCCAGCCAGGTATTTAACTGCATCAACAAAAGACATTCCCTTATCCTTCTGGAGGTAGTTGATGGGGTCGCCACTGACGCCGCAGCCGAAGCACTTGAACCTCCAGTTACCGTCATCGAATTTGATAAGGGACATGCTTGGTGTTTTATCCTCGTGGAACACACAGTTAGTTAGCCAGCCTCTGCCGCGTTTCTTGAGTAGTCTGTCACGTGGTATCAGATTCAGTAGCGATTTCTTCTTGGCTGCAGAGACTTGGTCAGCGCTTACCATTCCTCCCTGCTACCGGTAGCGTCAGCGTCCTTGTCAGGGCAATAACTAGCAGAGTTACGAAACGCCGACACAGGAGCATGATAGCACGGCAATACTAATCCACAGCTGCAGCGGCTAACAGCGATAACCGGCTCATCAGCGTCCGGCAACTCATCGTCTTCCGGCTCCAGTGGCGACCGCTCGACAGGGGCCGTAGTCACTTCGTCTAACCGCTTGCGCATGCTACGGAATACTGCCGGCTCAAACCCCAGCTGCCGCAGTCTGGCCTTGATGTTACAGACCCGTTTAGCCGTCATGCCTACTCTCTTGCCAATCTCAGATGGAGAATTACCTTCGGCGTCAAGGATGTAGACAAGCATCTGCTTCTTGGTAAGGACTCGAGTATCGGCTTTCATGTCCTGTTCCACTTTCTGACCTGAGTAAGGAAGATTCCCTTAGCCTGTGACTTGGTCAGGTCAGCCCGCCACAGGTCCGGCCGATGCCGTTTCACGAAATCCAATTGCTTCGGAGTAGCATATCCTAGAGCCTGGCGCTTGTCCATAATCATTCGTCTAGCTTGCGCCTTTGTTGGCGCCTTCCCATTGACGCTAGTCGGCAGCCCTAGCCGTATCAGCTCCTTGGCTTGGCCAGGGGTTAGATGCTCCGTTCCAAATCCCAAATCATCTGGCCCAAAAGACCCTGGCAGCCCTCCAAGTCCAATGAGCTGCGCGTCAGTGACAGAGAGTTTGACCTTAGCAAGCAGCAGGCTTCTATCAGCAGCTTCTTTAGCCGCTTTCGCACGTCTCTTTTCCTTGGCCGTTTCTTCCCTCTCGGCTTCAATCTTGAGCGCCTCGAAGACATCGATTACTTCCCCTTCGCCGTATCGCTTAGCTGCAGCCTTTGCGACAACTGCGTCTGCATCTGCGATATCGAAAGCTGTAACGAGTGAATGTCTTCCGCAATTGCCAACGAAATCAAGCACAAGACAATCAGGCTTACTGCTTTCACGTATCCAATCGCTCCGTTCCACATGTGTTTCTCCTGTCAGCCCTGGCAATGGCCTGCCGCCACGGCCAAGCATTTGCGCGTACAAGCCACGGCTCTTAGTGGGCCGCATCATGGCCACACACGCCGCCGCCGGCAGGTCGGTTCCTTCGGTAGCTACGGCGACGTTGATAAGTATTTGGTAAGTGCGTCCGAAATCACGGAACAGGCTTTGGCGCACATTGCCGTCCGTTGTGCCTGTGACAAACCTGGAGCAAAGACTACGGTATCGATTAAGGATTTCGCATAATCGGCTTGCCTGGTCAACTCCTGCCACGAAGCCGATGGTCGGTCTATGTCCGGCGTACTCGAGCAATCCTTTGGCGCAGCCATGCAAAGCCTCCTCAGACTTCATTACCAATTCAAGCTCGCCAGCTGCCAAATCACCGGCAACGATACTGACGCCGCTAATGTCTACTGCGTCAACTCTTACCCTCTTAGCCTTAAATGGGACCAGCCAAGAATCAGCAATGGCGTCAACAATGCGATAAGGGGTTGTTGCAGTGTCAAAGCAATGTAGCCTAGCGCGGTCAAATCTGTCAGGAGTAGCAGACAATCCAACACGAGCCGCCGCCGGAAATGCGTCAATGATTGCCTGATAGCTTCTGGCTGCCGCATGGTGTGCCTCATCTATGACAATGACATCAAACGGCCTGAAGTTTTTAAGCCGCTCGAGCCGCTTCGGTTGCCGTATGGTGTCCTTACTCGCCACCACCACCCGTTCGTTGCCTGAATGTATTTCGGGCAGCTCATGCCCCACTGTCTCTTGCAGAAACGCAGATAGCGTAGCTGTCGCTTGGTGAATAAGCTCCGTTCTGTGGGCAAGCCAAAGTATGCGAGAATCTTCGAGTTGCTTAACAAGCTTAGCTCCTACTCTGGTCTTGCCAGTACCAGTAGCCATTTCAATAAGCGGCGACTTACCCAGAAGCACCGCCGACACTGCTTCGGCTACAATCCGCGACTGATACGGCCGCAGCGGCTTGTCTGCCGCCTTGGCTGCTGATTCGTGGCCAAAGAAGTCTAGTCGCATAGAAACGGTGCCGCGAGGGAGTAGTCGCGTACCTACTTAGTTAGCCTCACTTATGCTGGACTTATCCAGCTCCCTCTTGGCTCCGTGCCCAACGACGGATTTGAACCGTTGCGGCTAGCTGCCTATGACAGCATAGCCGCCTCTGGATAAAACCGACTTATGTCGGCAGTCCAGCCAGGCCATTCCTCAGCCTGGACACCATCGGGCTAATGCCGCTGTTTTACCAGTAGCGGCCGAGCTGGAGCTAGGAAAACCCTAGCCAGGTGTATCTAGAATGCCGGCCCCTGGTCAGCGCTAGGGGCGCGCAGACGCAGGCAGTCAACCTTCTTGCCGCCAAACGTCGTCTTGTCCTTAAACAGCTCCACGGGCTTACCGACGCAGGCACTGGGAGTGCCAAACATATCCTTGAGCGTCGTCAGTACAGTCGTCTTAGCAATCATCTGACGGTCAGTCTCATTGAAGTGGACGATAGTCAGCTTCTCAGGCTGCTTACCCTGAAACGTGACTTCCTCCTTGGTGATTGCCTTGATGGTCAGTTGAATCGGAGCGTCCGCAACGTCTTCGGTCTTGTAGAAGCGGCTCGGCATCAGGTCTGCAAATGAATCGGCCATAGTGTGTTCCTTTTGTTGTTGCTGGTTTATTAGTCTAAGGTCGTCAATAAGATATCCCGTCGGTTGTTCTCCCCACATCACTCAATCCCAGAATCCTTCAGCCATTCCTCGGCGGCTTGCTTCTGCCGCCACGCTGACACGTCCGCCGTAAAGTCGCCACGGCCTGGCCAATTATTAAGCTGCAAGCAGCGCTGCCAAAGCGCGGCGGCTTCATGCCAAGTCTCTAGTCCTTGTTTAAGCATCCGCGGAGTAACGTTGACAAAGCGAACGTCATACGGCGCCGCAGACTCCGCAAAGATAAACCACGGCTCTTTGCCAGTAGCCTCGCTGTAGGCTGCAACTTGCATATCATATCGATACTTCTCAATCTGATAGGTGATATTGTAGTCGGACAAGTCATGAGACGTCTTGAGGTCCCAGAACCGATTGTCTTGGCTAGAATTGAGGTCAATATAGCCGCTGCATTCAACACCTAGAATGCTTGTCCATTCTACTCGATACTGAGGCACACCGATAATGCCTCGCCTGGTAAGTTCAGATTTTACAGCGTCAGAGATTGCCTTAGCCTTGGCCTCTCGAGCAGGAGCCTTGCGCTTTTTCTTGCCGTCTGGTTTAGCTTCGACTCCCAGGGTTGCCACGTCGGCAGAATTGCCAAGCAGCATAGACTGCGTTTTCTTGGGGTTGGCCTGGCCGCCAAGCAGCCGGTGCGCCAACCAAGCATGCTTCGGCGACTTATCCAGCAGAATCTTGGCAATGCTGGGACTAAGACGGACGACGTCAGTCATTTAGACATTCCTTTGATAAACTCTTCTGTCTTAGTCTTACAGGGCCTGCAAACTTCATGTGAAAATGCATATTCGATGCTTGGATTTCTGTTGGCGGCGGAGATGGCAATCAAACAGAAATCAGCAAACATCTCGATTTCTTTCTTACAGAAATCACAAAAGCGCTTAGTTGCCATTGCCGTCGCCTTTGTCACCGTCAGCTGGCGTCGTAGCCGTCAGGATTTTATTGACAGCTTGAACAGTAGCCAAGACGACGTTGTAGGCCTCGAGCTGCTTATCCCAGCCAAGTGCTACCTCCTGTACAAACTCGTCTTTGTCGACTCCCAGCTCAATTGCCAGGGCAATCATCTGGTCTTGCATGTGACTGAGCTGGGCAATCTTTGCGATATGCTGTAGCGTTACCATTACCGCCGCTCCTGCCTAGGTTCTCTCTTCTGCCGATTGCGAGCATCCTGCGCCAGCGTCAACAGAACAGTGGCTAACTCAACGGCTTGGTCAGGAGTAAGAAACGCCATTACCTTAGAGTCATAGTAGCTGTCAATCTTGACTCTCCAGCCGTCTTCGTGCGTTGAGTTGAAGTCAAGCGAAATCTTAACTTGGTCATTGTTTAGAAACATGATTTCTCCTTATAGCACACTGCCATTGTTATCCACACCTGGGCCGCCGTACGAGCTGCCGTCATCAAACGTCTCTGCCTCTTCTTGCGGCCCATACACCACCTTGGTTTGCTTCCAAGCTTCGCGCGCCAGCCTTTCGTCCTCGTCGGTGCCGACGGCCTGCATTGGATTAGACTTCTGCTTAGGCTCCCGCTTCTCAGCCTCTATGTACGCCGGCAGCGCGTAGGTAGCCGCGTCGGCGACGTCGGGGTGGCAATCGGCTGTCCATTCGTATTTCCCGATAGCCCGCTTCTCTGGGTCAAACCTGGTCTTCTGCAGGTCCTCCTCCAGTGCTGAGCCAATCATGATATGCGCTCTAGACGTACCAAGTAGGTCCTTGAGTCGGTCTACTCGAGCCTTTTTACTGCCCTTGCCTTTCTTGGCTGGCTCAATGACCAGCTTATACTCGGACAAAAACGCAGGGTCTTTAGTAGTGCTGGCGCCGCCGGGGTCCCAGACGATGCTGACGACGTTGTATTTCCTAACCCAGGCCTCTACAACCGCGAGATACTGTGACTCCAGGGCGTTTGCGGCTCGCTCTGTAACCCATTCCCCGACATGCCAAACTCCACGCGGACCTTGACTGGCCCAAGCCCAGAGTACAACTGCCATTCTATCACTGCTAGCAGCAGGGTCGATGCCAATGCTGAAAGTGTCAAGACCAGGAGCAACTTTCGCAACCCGGATAGTTCCTGGCTGGAATTGGTCTGCGGCGTAGCTGGTGTCGGCGTCCCAGCAGTAGCCATTTTTTGCTCTGTCATACTTGTAGGCTGTGGCGTTTGTGTCGAATACGCGTTTGCCAAACCAGTTACGCTGTACGATGGGGTCAGTTTCGAGTAGTCCATACTTGTGAACATAGGCTGCCAGCCGCTCTGCAAAGAAGGTTTCGTGTGGGTTGTCTGCGCGGCCCCAGCCAATCGCATGCCACGCACTGTCTGTTTTTGCTTCTTGTGTACTTTTATCGTAACTCCTTATCCACGTCTCCCAGAAATATCCGCTAGCCACCGCCGGCACAGTCCCAGCAAGTACCAATCTGCCAGGCGTCGGTAGTTCTTTTGTAGTCTCATCAAGCATCGGGCCAAGAATGTCAGTAACCAGAGATTCAATAAGGCCAGGGTCGGACTGGCATTCATCAATGATTGCCATTCCGCAGGCCATAGAATCGCCGAGTAGAGACTGGACGTGGCGTAAGTCATCGGTGCCGCCGAACTGGACAGTCGCCCCATTAGGAAACGTCGTAGTAAGCTCTGTTTCATTGTGGTCCTTTGATGTGCACAGCTTCCATTTGCGGCACAGTGGCTTCCAAATCTTGCGCCATATCTTCTTTGCTTGTCCACTGGTCAGCGCCAGGTACAGGCAGCTGGCAGCTCCTGGTGCATGCACGGCTGTCATGGCCAGCAGCGCGCAGCAGAGGTAGCTCTTGCCGGCGCGGCGGCTGCACATCAGAATAAGATTCTGGTGCTTAGACCGTAGCGCCTCGAGCTGGTACCGGTGGCCGTCGGCTGCGGCTTCTGGAGTGAAGGCGGCTAGGGCTGCGGTCCGGCGGCGCAGAAGCTCCTGCTCTGCTGCTTGCTTAGCGTGCACGCTTAGCCAATTCCTCGTCACTCATTTTGCTAGGGTCTGTCTCTTCCGGCTGTTCCAGCTCGGAAAGTAGTTTGTTGAGTTTTTGCAGCAGCTCCACGTCAGTGATGCTGAGAAACTCCCGCTTGGCTACTTCAGCCATCTGCACAATAGCCCGCTCCACCATTGTCCTGACCTTGGCCCGTAGGTCGGCAGTGCTACGGCCAGTGGCGGTAACTGACTCGGCGACTACTCCAGCACGGGCCAGGTGCTTTACTTTGCCGTTGTCAGGCAATCTGATTGTCCAGTCCCTTGCGCATCTCGAGCCGCTGCCACAGCTTGTCAGCTGCCCAGATTTTCCTTAAGGCCCACGCGAAGCGCATGAGCCGGCGCAGGCGGAATAGCTTCCGCAGCTTGCGCAGGCGCTTGCCTGGCCGTCGCTCGGGGCTGTGTGGACGCGGCAAGTGACGGAGGCTAAAGGTGGCGCGCATATTTATTTGTCCCCGGGCATGCGCCAATACAATTACCTGACGGAGAATATAGCCTATGCTTTATTGCCCTGTGTCCTTTGTTTAGTGGACATTCCCTGAAACAATGGCCACAAATTCCCCATTTAATTTTAGACTTTGCTTTGTTCATGGATGGCACTCAAAATGGCCTCAAGGTCAAAGATGCGCTGTTTCAGCTTATCCACGTCCTCCTCAGTCAGCCTGTCAGCGAAGTCAGTAACGGGATAGGCTACTGGCTGTTCAGGAGTATCAACGCAGATTAAGTCTTTGTGATAGTTCTTATGGAAGTTGCACCAGTAGACAGCCACAGTTACCCCCTTGGCGGCTTGAGATTCAACTTAGCAATTTCGTCTTTGCTGAGACTGCGGCACGGCAGCGGCTCGGATTTAGGCTCAGGCTTGGCCCGGCTAAGGCCAGTGCATTCCTTGAGGTCATGCAGCCGCAGCCAGGCCTTGATACGGTTTTCGGCTTCGCTGCGGCTAAGGTTACAGGCCCTGGCAGCTGCAGCCATACTGCCGGCGTCAGCGAATGTGGCAATCAGCTTGTAGTCTTTGTCGCTGCGGCGCATGAGCGACTGCTTGCGGCCGACTTCACGCCAGTAGCCGGCTTTGTCGGTGTCAGCCAGTGGCACAATCTCGGCTTCGTCACTAAGCTCACCAGTCTCAGGGTCGTAGAGGAAGCTGCCATGCTGCCGAGGCATCGTAGACACTGGCAGCTGGTTCATGTCCATGAAACGTTCCACGTCTTCGAATCCCTCCCGCTGCAGCTTCTTATACCACTTCCGCTGCAGCTTCTTAAATGCTGGTGAATTAAGAGCTATGGGCTTCTTAGGCATTACTCATCATCATCTTCCTGTGCTGTATCAAAGCAGAAATACCCGGCAATGATTGTGCAAACGAAGTAGCAACCGCTTGCGATATAGAAGCCTTGTAGGCCGGCAGCGATACTGGCTAGCGCGGATGTGGCTGTCATGAAAAACCATCCGACGCTATGTAGGCTCATTGGCTGTCGTCCCAGGTAACTGGCCCGTAGCCGTGTTTGCCTTCGTGGCCTTCACCATGCCAGCATCTAAGCGGATGGCGGTCGATAATTACCTTGCCGTCGGCCCCAAAGACTGGGCTGTTCCCTTTCATTCTTGGAGTTACGTCAGTTGCCGTAGCATGTCTTGACTGGCATCCTCGAGGCTGCTGCGCGCAGCCGTCCGGGCCGCAGTTACTGGAGCAGCCTTCTTTGGCGAAACAAATCACTTCTTGTCCTCGGTGACGGCTAACAGAGCAAGGTAGCCTACCAGGTCCACTACCACGTCTTCGCCAGGCCAGCGCCCCCCTCGAGCGATTCGGCTCAACTTGTCATCCAGCCGTACTCTAATCCCCTCCGTAACTCCGGCGTCTGAGAAGATTCGCAGTGGCTTGCCCACTGAGTCGCCGTAAGACTTAGCCTTAGCCCTGAGAATGTTAGAAACATTAACTAGCCAATCAGCCGCTAAGTCTCCTGTTGATTTGTTATCCATGGCCCTCCTGATGTCTTTTAACATACTCGGCCGCAGTCCACAGCAACCGGTAACTATCTCGGAATGTCCCGAGCCCTCTATTGCACTGGCCACACAGGATGGCTCTAACTTTACCGGTAACGTGACAGTGGTCAATGTGGGTCCTATGGCCTGGCCTAAGAGGTTCACAGCAGATGGCGCAGAGACCTGCCTGGCCAGTTAACATTGCCGACACCTGCTCCGGAGTTAGTCCATATTGCGATTTTAGCTTGTGCTTCTTCTTTGTTGCTCCGGCTCTGGTCTTGTTGGCCCTATACCAGGCGGCCGCGGACGCTATGGCTTGGCTCCTGTTCTGTTGATACCAAGCCTTATTCCTTGCTTGCAATTTCTCTTTGTTAGCTTGGTAGTATTCCCGCTTGGCCAACAGAAGCTTTTCTCTGTTAGCCTCCCGCCATAGTTTGGCCGTTTGTTTTCCCCTCTCTTTATCTTTGTACGGCACTGGCGACTCATATACATTATCACAACAGATATTTAGTCCACAGACATGTGGACTGGTACCGAATATGCTATAGTCCGACTTGTGAGGGCATACCTCAACTCTACAGCAATGA